AGTCAAGGTCTTTCTAAATTTCGATAAATCGAAGGCTTTTGTAGCCATAAGTTAATTCTCCTAAATAATGAAAACCCCCGGGGGACCTTATAGGATCAGAACCGGGAGCCGTGTTTTTTACTTCTGACGATTGCGAATCATTGCCAAGATGTCTTGGGCTTTACTATCGCCGCCTGCTGTAGATTCAGCTTTTGGTGCTGGAGCAGGAGTTGCCTTTGCTACTGGAGCAGGCTCGTCGTCGTGATCATCTGCCGCTGGGACAGATGCTTTAGGAGTTGATGCTTTTTGTGGATCACCAGTGTTCTGGCTCATGCCAGCTGGTTTGAAGTATTGACCCCAACGATCCATGTCAAATGCTTCGCCATCTACTGATGCTTCAAACATTTCTTTCATAACTTTAAGTTCAATCTCAGTTGGCTTCTTAGGTAAGAAGTCTGACAAATTGTACAAGCCATGTTGTTGAATTGCCGCTTGTTCGATGTCGCTTAGTGGACGCTCACGACGTGCCCAACTTGATGTTGAGTAGTCAGCATATCCGCCTTTTGAACCTTTCTTCATACGGAAGTCAAGTCCGTGTACAAAATCAGTTGGCAAATCTTCCAACTCTGGATCGACCAAAGCACTACGAATCAATGTAAAGATTTGAGGACCAATGATAAATCTACGGATTGGATTTTCCGGTTTCTGATCTTCTTTAAGGCCGTCTTCTGTAACAAAACCTTGGAAGATATAACTGCGTTTCTTCCAATACTTACGACCCATATCTTCTAACGCAGGGTCTTTAAACCAACCACGTACCTCAGAAAGAATTGGACAAGTGTCGCCATACATTTCTACGCACGGAACTTGAACGATTGCTTGTTTTGAGTCTGTTTCACCTTTAACGCCTGCAAACGGCAATTTGATCATTGCACGTTCAACCCAGAAAAAAGTGTTGTCTTGATTACCGTCTGGTAAGAATCGCATAACGGATTCACTACCTTCTTTTAGATTCCAGAATGGATAAATTGAATTGTCACCACCTGTTCTATTACCGTCTGAACCTTTCGATTCTGCTGCCTTAAGTTTTGCTCGAATTTCTGCCAAAGATGCCATAATTGTTCTCCTATATTAGCCTTTGTTTGCTTTATGTGCCTATATTTGTTTTACCACCCTTGATAAAACAAAAAGTGCATACATGTTATTGTACGCACTTTTATTTAGTATTGCAAGCTAAATCTTGCTTAAAATACGAGTATTTTACTCAATTATCTGCTACGAGCCAACTGAATGATTCGAGCTAATGATTGGTCTTCAGAGTATACTGTTTGACCACTTGGTAACGTGCTTTCGCCATATGTGCCAGCAGGTGCGCCAACTTGTTGTTCTGCTGATGTTTTAACCGCATTACTAACTGTTGCTTTGTTAGCAGGTGGTTTGGTTGCCGCTGTAGCTGCCATTTTAACAGCATACGGTTTACCCTTCCATGTAAATTGTTTCAATCCTTGAGCTTTTGCTGTAGCAAATGCTTTGCCAAATGGCATGCTGTCAAAGTTAGTTGCAGCCGCAGGAGGTGCGCCACTATTGTCAGCGGCAGCTGGCCCTGCGGTTGTTCCGGTCTGATTACCGGCGACAGATTGGGTCGTTGCTAAAGAAGTTGCATCAGTTGCAACCGGCGGTGCTCCACTATTGTCGTCAGCAGGTGTTGCATTACCACCACGGCCACCGCCGCCGGCGGCCATTCCTGCTTCGCTATTATTTGGATTAGCTGCCGCAGTTACTGCATCAGCTCTTGGTAATGTTTTATATTTTGCTAGCATGTCAGATACATCAGTGTCTACACCATCATATCCAGCTAGTTCACTAGACAATGTATCTAATTCTTTTTGCTCTTCAGGTGTTAGTCCTTCTAACAATCTTAATTTATTTAAGAAATAGTTAACACCTTCCGAAAAGCCACCTGCCGCTGGAGCAGCCGCCGGTGCGCCACCTGCTTTAGCAATTAATTCTTTAAATCGTGCAACTTTAGGAATATCGGCTGCTTGTATTGCGCCCTGAGCCGCTGGTGCAGCCGGTACATTAACAGCAGTTGGGCTACCTGCAACATTTGCATGAGGTGATACACCCATTGAATTTGCAGTATTTGCAGGTGCACTTGTACTTGCACTTGCTTGATTCATTGCCGATTGTGCAGGAGCTTGCTGTGGAACAATTGTAGTATTATTAGCACTACCTGATCCTGCCACTGGCGGTGTTGCGCCTAATCCTCTTGTTAAAACATCCGTCGTTGGTGCTTGCGCTACCGGTTTGAATTTGTTTGGTGCTCTTGCCGCGATGTACTTGTCTGTTAAATCTGGTTTGCCGCCGCCTTTAGTTGCCCATGCTTGATCTGCTGGACTTAGTGTTGCATAGATAGCCGCCTGCTTAGGATCATTAGCATACGGATTTGGTGCTAACGCATCTGCTTCAGTAATTGCTAGATATTCTCTAAGACCACGGACTTTGTCCAATAGTTGTGATTCGTTAAATTTTTTCATATTATTTTCCAAAGTTAATTTTGCCCATGATCTGTTTCATCATGTCTGTTGGGTTCATTTGGCCGCCGGGGAATTGAATGTTTTGATTAGGCACTTGGCTCTGCATACCTTTCATCATATTTCCAATTTGACCTTGCATTGCTTGAGGATTGTTAAAATCAAAGTCATGGCCGCCAATGTTCATTTTAGGCATTTGTTGTGTGCCAACAGCATCGGGATGATCTTGTTTAAATTTGCTTAATAATTGATCAGGATTTACATCTTGATGCGATTGCATAAACTGTTGCATCATTGAAGCAAAGTCGCTATTAGCATCTTCATCTAATTCATCAATAGTGATTTCTGGTCCGCCTATACCGGCTAGTTTCATAATACGATGTTTTTCAATCATATGGCTTGGATCTAAGTGATCAATAAATGCACACACATTTTTAACATCATCCTCTGTGGCATTAGAAAACTCGCCTGCTTTAAATCCGTCAATGACTTTGATTTTTGCACGGGTTCCGCCAATTGTGAAATTCTTTTCTTCAGGATTCCAAAAACCTTGAATTGATTTTTTAATTTGATCAAATCCACTTTCGTCATCACTGTGATCATCTCCATCATCAAATCCACATTCTATAGGAGTTAATCCACATTCGCGAATCATATCGTGTAATGTCATTTTTCCTGCAATTTGTGTATCTAATTTAGCACCACATTCTTTTGCTTTGATAAATTTTGCTTTTAATTTTGCTTTAGCATCTGCACTTTCTGCCATAGGAGCCGGAGCGCCGGGTGGTGGTTCTTCAGGTGCTGGTGCCGCTGGTGCGCCTGCTTCAGGTGCTGGCGGTGTTGCTTCAGGTGCCGGCGGTGTTGCTTCAGGTGCCGGCGTTGCCGATGGTGCGCCTGCTTCAGGTGCTGGCGGTGTTGCTTCATCTGCACCGCTACCGTCAAAATGTATTTGAGACATAATATCTGGTGCATGTGCTAGTATGTATTGTTGTATTAATGGACGAACATCAAGGTCTGGGTCAATATCACGCAATGACATTAAAAATTTTGGATCGTCAATTATACCTTTTAGACTTTCAGTTGCATTAACGCCATCTGGACCGCCTTTTAATTCTGCACTTAGAATTGTGTTTAGTTTTTCAATAGCGGCATGTTGTGCATCTTTATTTGGGCTAAACAATGCATCTGACATTTCATCTTCGGTTACTATTGAATTCATAAATGATTCAAGATATGCTTCTTCAATTTCTTTCTTAGTTAGTTTTTCAGTTTCACGGCGAGCTTTGTCACTTAAATTAGTAACTTTACCACGACCATTTTTAGGAGGAGCTTTTTTCCAATCGCTTTCTTCTCTCCATCGAACAACGTTACCTTTTTCATCTTTTTCTTCAGTACGCTCTTCATCTAAGATGTCATCCGGTGTTAATTCTTTAACTGGAATATTTTCACCTACTAGTTTGTAGATATATGGGAACGAAGATTTTAGTTCTTCATTAAATGTACGGATCGTTAGACGATCAATCCAGTCATTCATTATCTCTTCTGGAATCATTTGATCTTCTTTTTCTTCAAATGATTCAACAAATTGTGAGTAGTATGACGGACGTTGTAAATTATTAATTTCTTTTTTAAGTGCTTCAATGCGTTCCATTACATGGCCAGTAACTTCTCCCATTGCTTCTGAAATTTGTTCTTGACGTCCTACATAATTTTTAAATTTACGTAGATTTGCTAATTCTTCACTTAGACTAATAATATGTTTACCAATATTATCGTAAGGAGTTCCGCTGTTTTTTAAATGTTCTGCAAGAGCTCGAGCACCGCTTAGATTCTTATATGGGTAACGAAATCTTTCTCCATTTGCAGTTTCGATATAAACGCTTTCAATATGCATTGTGCGTCCTGCAGGTAATTCAGGATTTATGGCTTGGTTGTGTCGTACAATTAATCTTGTTCCGTCTAAGTCTTGATAACTTAGTCTAGATGTGCCATACATCTTATTTTCCATTATTGCGGGCATGGTTGGTATTTCCTTACGTTTTGCCTGAAACTGATAGTCTCGTTTGTCTAAATTACTCTTGCTTAGGTTTTGAATATCAAAATTTAATAAACGTTGTCTAGCAAAAGGTTTAAAGCTTCTAATAAATTTGTAGGCATTGCCATGCATTCTACCTTTTTTATCATCAACTAAGTCGCCACTTACTTGTACAATAACACCGTCTGTTGCGTCTAAAGTAATAGCAATTGTTCCTAAAGGATCTCCGTCTTCTGTGTATTCAAACTCAAAAAAACGAGCCTTGGGAATATCTTCTTTTTTACTTAATACATTGGCTTCTTCGTCTCCGATCTTAATATCTCGAAAACGTGTTTGTATTTTTCCATACAAATCAAGCGCAATTTTATCTAAATTTGATTCCATAATATATTTATGCTTAGTTACTGGAAATGAATATAGGCATAGGTGCTATCCAACCATCGTCCAAATGCCCGTCAACGCTCATCAGTTCAAACACTTTAGGATCCCATTCTGCTAGAATAACACTCATACGTATTACTAGCAGTAGAGCAGATACAAGGTCGTCGTGTTGCCCTTGTTTTGCTTTAAACGTGAGATTATGAGCAATGAATGTCTTTAATTCACTAAGCAATGGACGGCTATTAATTATTAGTTTATCTTCTTCAATTAAGTACTTTAATCTTGAACAAGCTGAGATTTTACTGTTAAAAGTTGTGTTAAATCCTTTACGGAATTTACGCACATGTCCTTTGCGTACTGGCTCGCTTACAAATAAACCAGGGAATGTATCTTCTCCTAGATCAGCAATAACTACTAGGGCACTTTCGCCAACTGTATTGTTTTCTACACTCCAATAAATGCTGTTGGGACTATCGGGACCAATTTCTGTTTCTATATATTTTATAATATCCCTAAACAGTTTAATTTGCCCTTGTATGGGCGTAATGTTATGTTGCCACTCTGCTACTTGTCTAAAACTAGGTAGTTCAAACACTTCAATTGCGGCAAAATCTCCGCCAGTGCCTAGACTAGGATCTAGAGCTATAAGATAAAGATTTCCAGGAGTTGGCTTTTTGTACCATCGAACTTGACCCATTCTATATGCTGGTTCTCTTCCTACTAGTTCTGCTAGTTTAATACTATTGACAAGAGTTTCATCGTATACTAAGAATTCACAACCATATTCACGTCGGAAACGTTCTTCGCCAATACGGCCCATTTCTTCTTTTTTCCACTGGTCATCTCGGTCTGGATGATCGCTCCATTCACTTCTAAATCCAAAGAATCCATTACGGCCGATGCCATCTTCTTTTTCATTGCCGTGCTCGTCAAATAGGTCTTTACTTTCTTTCCAAATAGTGGCAAACGTATCTTCGTCACTATTTGGTGTACTAGTAATAATCGCGCGACCACCAGTTGCTAGTGTGGGTGAGATTGAAGTCCAGAATTCAGTTGCAATATTAGGTTGAACGAAGGCAAACTCATCACAGTATAGTAGGGAAATAGACATACCGCGGCCTGTATTGCCAGTAGTAGTTGCACTAACGATTCTTGATCCATTGTCAAACTCCATCGACCCTTTATTATAATTTACTACACCGCATCGAATATGATCAGGGCACAATTCATATCCGTATCTAATACGTTGCATAATTTCCTGTGCGCCTGTGTATTTGTGTGCGGCAACTAGAATAGTTTGGTCTGGATGAAACATAGCATACCATAATAAGTATACTCCAGCGCAGGTAGTTTTGCCGCTTTGTCGAGGTAACATATTAATGTTAAAACGATGATGGTGATAACTATCCAGCAATCCTAGTTGATAGTCATAAGGTTGAAATAGTAATTTCCCTTTTACCGGATGCTGTATAAAATAAAAGTTCTTAGCAAAATGAATATATCCATTATCAGGATCTGCACACAATAATAGGTCCTGAACTTGTTCTTCAGTAAACCTTTCTTGTGTATGCGCTTTTTTGGTTAAGACGCCGTCTAGTGATTTTGCCATAGCATTATTTACATAAAAAATAGCTCCCGAAGGAGCTATTTGGCACTGTTTAACAG